GCGGTCGTTTCTAAAGTTCCAATCAAAGATGTAGAGCCAGCGTCTACGTTAAGGCCGTCAGCCGTCACAGTACCCGTAACGTCGATGCCTGTGGAGTCAATAGACAGTCTTTCAGCAAGAGTTCCTGAGTTCATTGTACTAAATACAATTTCACCAGTGTTTTCTGAAGTTCCAACATTCTTTATAAAAATGTTACCGACTTCATTTTGAGCAGATCCGATTACTGCCCTCATTTTCAATAATGATGCTCCATCTACTATAGCATCGCTAGTTGAATTAGCTTCAATAATTCCATTTACGCCAATGTCTGTTTTAATACCATCGGATGTTAATACACCAGTGACTTCAACGCCCGTAGATTGCGTTGTTAATTTAAAACCGTTATCGTACCAAAGACGTGCTGCTCCGTCTTCTCCAGCGCTAATTAATGTTTCGTAAGAACCACTAGACCCACTTCTTACGGTAAACGAGTTTGCAGAAGAATTATCATCAGAATCAATAGTTATATTAATTCCATCAGTTGATTTTATTTCGTCTGTTTCTACAGCAACAAACGTAGGGCTGTCAGTAGTAGCAACGCCTTGATTCAGAGCTTTGACAGCAGTTTCATTGGTCAACTCACTGTCCATGACAGCACCAGCAGCTGTGACGTTGGCTGTATCTGTTACATCTGCTCCTGCTTCAATACCATCTAATTTAGCACCGTCAGTAGCCACATCACGACCATCAAAAGTGCTGTTAGTAGTAATTGCACCAGTCATTGCCCCACCAGTTCTAGGCAATGCTGCGTCTGCCGTTGTGCCTTGTGCGGCTGTAGCGTAGTCAGCAGAGTCAAACGCTTTAACCTGATCTAGATTAGTAACCTCTGAGTCCATCAACGCACCAGCGGCTGTAACATTAGCTGTGTCCGTTACGTCTGCTGAGGCTTCGATGCCATCTAATTTGCTGTGGTCAGCATCGGTAAATACATTGGAATCTGTAGCGGCTTCTACTGCGGCTCTAATCTCGGCATTAGTTTGATCGCCTGTAGCGCCTGCTTCAATGCCGTCTAGTTTTGTATGATCTGCATCAGTAAAAACATTAGAGTCAGTAGCGGACTCAACCAGTGTACGAATCTCTGCGGCTGTTTGGTCAGCAGTAGCACCAGACTCAATACCGTCTAGCTTAGAGCCATCAGTAGCCACATCACGTCCGTCTACAGTACCGCCTACAGTAATGTTACCTGTAGCAGAAACAGTAGTAGCAGAAACAGCGGCAGGAGTAGCACCACCAATGACAGTACCGTCAATAGTACCGCCGTCGATGTCAGGAGTGTTTACGTCAGGAGACGTGAGAGTCTTATTAGTCAGCGTCTGAGTGCCAGTCAGTGTGGCAACGGTAGAGTCAATGGCAAAGGTAACAGCATTACCTGAACCAGACGTATCAACACCAGTGCCGCCTGTGAAAGTCAGTGTCTCAGAGTCCAAGTCAATGCTTAGTGCACCGCCAGAGTCAGCTTGGAAGTCTAGGTCTTGTGCGGTAACTTGCGAGTCAACGTAAGCTTTTACGGACTGTTGTGTAGGAACCAGAGTTGCACTGTTAGATGCCATGTTGTCTTCATCGACAAAGGCAGTGACACCAATCGTTCCATCAGAAATAGTTTCAAAGGTTAGGGTTCCGGTAAACGTAGGCCCTGCTGTGTCAGCTTTGGTTGCAATAGCAGTGGAGATTGCATCGAACTCTGTTTCAAATTCAGCGCCACGGATAATTTTTCCTGAGTCGCCCGTAGGTAACGAGTCCTTAGCTTCAAAGTCTGTAGTCTTAGTGTAGTTCGACATCGGAAAGTCCTATTGCAGAGAAGAAGGAGGAGAAAGGAAAGGGGGCCATTGCTGACCCCCTAGTGGACTTACTCGTCGCAAACTGCGAGGATGAATCCAGCTTCTGGACGGTATGTTTGTACACCGTACAGAGTGTCCGAAGTGAACAGTGTTGACAGGTATTCCTGCTTGTACTGTGTCTGCGAACGTACAGCCATTTGCTCTGCCATTACGAGAGCATCTTGGTGGAAGAACAAGCAACCACGAGTGTCAGCAGTAGAAGCACTGTTTTGGCCTGATACTTCCATTACTGGAGCGTTGCTTGAAACGTAGACGTCTACGCCGTAGAGGTTACCGATGAGGCCAGACTCTACACCACGTCCGCCTACAAAGTCAGAAGACACGTATCGGTCGATGCCCATGATAGACTTACGTACTGCAGGTGGAATAACGAGGACGCGGTTTTCCATAGGAACGTCAGCGTCATCCATCTTCTTGATAGCCTCACGGAAACCAAGGTCGGTAAAGTTGTCGCCTGAAGTTACAGTGTCAACAGCATAAGTAGCAAGGCCAGCAGCGGCATTAAAGTAATAGCTGTTGGTGTTAACCCAGTTAGCACCGGTGTTAGCTGGAGACTGTGTGCGAGTGCCGTCACCAAAACCAGTAGCAGCGTTGATAAGGTCAGTGTCTACCTTAAGAGCAAGCTGGTAGCCAGCGTCTTCTGTGTAGAACTGACGGAGGCTGTTGAGAGCCTGTACTTCAACGATGTCTTCGATTAGACGTGAGTACTCGAAGTGACGATCTACACTGATCTGCAACTCTGACTCAAGGTTCGCTTGGATTGTTACCGCAGTTGATTCCGCCTTAGCAGAAGCTGAACCACGAGTAGGCTTAGGGATGTGGATTACATCGCCTTTCTTGCCAGACATTTGAATGCGCTTGACAAGAGGAGCCATCTTGAGGTTTTTTTGGTATGCAGCAATAATCTCGTCACTCCAGATTTCTGGAATAAAAGTACCTGCTGCTGTTTTGTCTACCACAGCATTAGCTGTAAAGTAGGTTCCCGAAGTTTCGTTAGCCATGATTAATCTCCTTTAGATTACTTGACCCGACCCTCCGCGTATGCTGTCAGTATTTCGTCTGACAGTGCTTGGTAACGCTCAGGGTCTGTTTTCATTAGTTTAATAATGTCGGACCTGCGATACGTTTTCTTACGGGAACCCTCACCAGTGCCTCGTGCATTACCTGTATTAGCTGCCTTCAGTGTCTGCTTACGCGCCTGTTTTTCAACTTGGGCAGTCTGCTGTGCTACTGTCTTTCGCTCCTTCCAGAGTGTAAAGAGTTCGTCCGCAGAGTCAGCGTCATACTGTTGGTCAGCTGCTACAAACAACTGAGTCCTAATTTTAGATGCCTTAATCCATTCTGCAAACTTAGGATCACTAAGGATCGTTTGCATATCTGGATGTTTGGTTTGAAGCGTAGCAAGAGATGCTTGCTGTTTGTACTGCATTGAGTACTCTTGCGCTTCTTTAATTTTAGGATGATTTTCAATAGCACGATTTACTGCGCCTTGAGGATTAGTAAAAAAATCAATATCATCTTCAGGCTCAACGTGTTGCTGTTGAGGTGTTGTAGGTTGTGTTTGAGTACTAATGTAGTCATCCACAACTTTACGAAGTTCGCCTACTTCAGAAGACTGACGACCTAGTAACTTTTCAGCTTCTTGGTGCATCTGTACAACTTCTTCTAAAGACTTACCTTGGTACTTATCTGGTAAGCTTAGTTCTTCTGGCTGAGGTTGCTCAACTTCTTGTTGAATCTCGTTAACTTCGTTTTGTTCGATTTGATCCGCGTTTTCCTCTTCAGGACGGGGATCTAAAATCGTTGCTCTAGACATGATTAAACTCCGTGATCGTTATCATTATGGAGATGTTATTGTTTACCTGCTTTTTCGTGCTCTTTAACCCACTTCATGTGAGCGCCGGGGAATGAACCGTCAGCGCCATTTAAGTGAAAGGACGGGGCAGATACCATACGTGTAGCATTCGCGCCACAACCGCACCTACTGGTTGTAACGCTACTCTCTACCATTTCTTCAAAAACGTGCCCGTTAGTACAACGGAAGTCATATATTTTATACATCTACGGGTTCTTCAGCATCTGCTTCTGCTTGATCACGAGCAGCTTCAATAGTACCTTGTAGATTAATAACAGTAGCAAAAGCAGCTACTTGACCTTTACGGAAGTACAAGTCTTCCTGATTTTTAACTGTTTGAATATCTGCTAACTGCGTTGCGTTGTTGGAAAGCTCTTGTACGAGTTGTTTGAAACCTTCGTGGTTGAAGAGTTCGTTATAATTATTAAAATAAGTTTCAAGCTCGGGAGTCATAGTTTCCTCTGTTGTTATACTATATAGTTATATTATACCACATTTTTATGCATTTGTCAAGACTTTTTAGTTGATTTTTTTACGGTCTTAGCCGCTTGTTTAAAAGCCTTATTTGTAGGTGCGCCTTTTGCACCGGGCTTTCTCATTGTTTCGCCCGAACCTTCTGCAATACGCTTGCGTTTGGCTCGTATATTAGCGTAAAGACCTTTTTTAGGCTTCATTGGTTACTCCTTAATAACTGTATGGCTTTTTAACTTTCTTTTTCTTTTTACCGGGCATAGCTTTCTCCTTTGCTGTCTTAGACAGATCTTTAAAATGGAAAAGTGGTACTGATGTTTTTCCGTGGGTTTTACCTGAGTGTACTGAACCATCAGGCATCTTGTGCGTACCGCCTGAATACTCAGTGCCGTCACGCTTGTAATGTTTTACGCCTTTAGCCATCTATATCACCAATTTTTACACGACCAGTATCGTGCTGTTAGTTTACTAGGTGGATTTGTGTTACACTTGTGACGTGCTCTGAATGACTTACGACGTGCAGGTTGATCTTTTTTAATAGTCATCTTGGCGTCACCAAAACGTATGGTCTTAGTTTTGTCGCCTTCTTTAGCTACTACTACAAACTTCTTAGTCGGGTGACTAGGCGTCCGTTTTGGTTTGTTGTACCCGCTTACGCCCGCTCGTGCTAGTTTTGGGTCCTTTGACTTGGGCATTACATAGTTCCTCCACCTTGGCCTCTAGGTCCTGCAGGCGTTGGAATGTTCCTTGGAAGTGGCTGTTTACTTGGTCCAGCAGAGACTGCATTTCCTTTTGCGTTATTAGCATTAGTCTTACCTTGTATTTGTTTTTCTTTGAGGAGAGTGTCAGCAACTTTCATACGTCGTTCAAACTCTTTGTCTTCAGCATCACCTTCACGAAGATTACGAGTGATAGCATTAATCTTGTCAATCTCAAGTTCTTGTGGCACTGCTTGAGCTTCAGCAGCCAACTTAGCAGCACGTGCTTGTGACTCTTGAGCCTGAGCAGACAACGCTGCAGTTTGTGACTGTTGGAACTGCATCTGCAATTGTTGTATCTGTTGCTGCATTTGTTGTGCTTGCGGGTTAGGCTGCGAAGCTTGAGCCAGTGCTGCAACAAGTTCCTCACGGTTAGACAAGTTCATGTTATCTACAACAGACTGGATAAGTGTGTTATACAGCGGAGACTCTTTACCCATAGTCTGTAGCAACTGTACAAGCTGAGTAACTTCGTATTCACGAGCAATAATACCAAGAGTACTACTTGCGTTAAACTTGTAATCAGCTACAGGGTAGTTTTCTGGGTCAAACTGCATGTACCGATAGGCAGCTTTTTTAACAAACGGAATTAAAAACGACTGTTGGAAGTTAATCAATGTCCGCTTGTGGCGTTTAATAATAGCGCCAAGAGACATACTAATACCAGCGGCAGTAGCCTCGCCGTTAACTTGACCTGCAATTCCTGCTGAGTCAACGGCTCCTGTTGCCTGCTGTACCATTTGCTGCAGTGCTCCGGCTTGAGCAAAAGTAATTTGATTAACTTGACCAAAGTTGAACGGTTGAAGTACTTCACGAGGGTCTCCACTGGTTAATATCATTTTACCGGGGCGTACCTCTGGTTTTGCACCTCGTGGCAAACGAGTAGCGTCAATAGCCATCATTGGGTGGATAGTTAAACTAAGTGCATCAATACGTGCGCGTAACTCTGTGTCAAGTGCTTTTTGGCTGTTGTAACCCTTTTCGCAGACTCCACGACCCCAGAAACGTCCGGGTACTACATCCCAAGGAAACGCAACAACAGGACGGTCCACCATCATATAAGGATTAGCTTCAGCCTTAAGAAGAATACCCCCGTTAGCAATCACTACAACGGCTTCTACGTACTTTGATTCAAACCCTTCCTCACCTACTACTTCTTCATCATCGTCGCTTGTAGCGGCATCTAGAAGCTCTCGTGGCACTAAACCGTAGTACTTAGTGAGTCGTACTTTGTCATCGTTGTAAATAGTAATGTCTTGGTCAGGCTCTAGATCGGTGTCAGGAGCAGCAGGACCAACAAATACATCACGATAAACACCTTGTTCTTGTAGTAATTCTACTTGGTGCATACTTACAAATTCATCTACAGCAACACCCAGTGCATCTTCTACAGAGGTTGCTACAGGATCAATCAGGAAGTTCTGGGGTAGTACAGGTTTAAGTTTTACTTTTACTCTTTCAGTGATGTTTACTCCTACTGCTTGCAAGTCTCCTCCCATAATGGGTTGAGTAGCAGGAGCCATCTCCTTCATTTCTTCAATAACGATTTCGCCAATGCCTGTACCAAAGACTGCTGAGTTAATAAGACACTCTGCAACAGCCTTTCGTATCATACAGTCTTCGAAGTCTTCTGTAAGTTTGTTACGAAGAAACTGTACATCTTGCTTGTCAGTGTCTCCAAAGTTGTCACTAACATCAAACCACTTGCCACGTCCAAACGTAGCCTCTTCTAGTTCCGCTACATTAGACTCAACTGCCTGTTGTAGTGCAGGAGAAATAATACGGGAACGCTCAGACTTACGGTCACTGTCAGCAGGGTCCCATATACCACGCCATAGTCTATAGTACTCTTCAAATCTGCTTTCATAATTGCTTTCGTAGTAATCTCTCCAATCCTCGCATTTGTTAATGACCCAATCTTCAAGATTTTCTTGCATTACAAGCGCATCTTTATCGTATAATTCTGCCATATTAGTATCCTGCTACCACATCTAGTATTTGATGGTCTTCAATTTCGTAATCGTAGTTGTATGCTACATTGGCTAATTGATCAATATAAGCTAACGCATCTACTAAGTCATCGTGGGTTAATGGGTCGGGAAATTGGAATAACTGGTCAAGAAACCTACTGTTCCACTCTCCTTTGTTAAGTGTTATGTATCCGTTTTCAAATCGTCCTTGCAATGCCCACATAATACGATCTGTTTTCTTCTTATTGCCGTGGGTCAACTCCTCTACTCTAAAGAACATGCCATAGCGTTTCTGCATATCCATCAAAGGAGACATTACTGCTTGTTTAGCAATACCTCTTTCGATTCCCACCGATACGGGACGGTAATCTCTAACGGCCTGAAATATTTTAAGTGCTGTTTCGTCAAGTGACCATCGACCGTATATAATATTGTCAACATACCAACCATGCTCATTGACCTTAACCACGGCGATTGCTGTGTCGTCAAGCTTGGAATTTTTAGTCTTTTTCTTGTTGACTTCTTCAAAACCCGCCAAGTCAACGGCAATGTAGTAATCTCCTATTTCAGGTTTGTCCTCGCTAAAAGAGACCCAGTCCTCTCTAAACATTTCTGAACCACGAGCTTCAAACGACGCCATAAATTCTTGACGAAACGCATAAGAAGACATAGACCTTTTTGCAATATTAATTTCATCTGGATCAAGAATAGGATTATCGTAAGAAGTAAAGTGCCAAGCTTTGTAAGTCGGATCATCATCTAGCTCCGCATATTTGTACAACTCGTAAAAGTGGTTGCGCCCCATAGGTGTCCCTATGAACATTGCACAGCCTTTCTGGTCAGCCAAAGCGGGTCTAAGGATCTGCTCAAATACATT